AATATGTGGTCAAACTCTTCTCGTATTTTCTTTTTGATTGTTTCTGGAGCTTCAACTCGGTCAAGTTCAATAGATACAGGAGTTTCATCATCATCTAAAACAATTGCTTCATTGATAATGTCTTGAACAGCAATATCTGCCTCAGGTTGAATCGACATGATGCGATACTTGGTAACAAGCTCACTTTCAGTCTTTGCCTTACCTTCTAAATCAAGATATGTACCTGTATGACTTCCACCTGATAATTCTACTGCACCATCAGATGTCTGTGGAGCAATAAAAGACGGAGTTAGGTCTTTTTCCTCTTGTTCAGCCTTGTTTCGATTGATTTGAAATCCAAATAATTCCATTTTTCCTACCTTATAGCATTATATATTAGAACAGTTTCAATGTCAATAGTATAAATCGAACTTTTGGATTAAGCTCCTCCAGCATTACCTGTTTGACCACCAGAAACTTCCCAATAATCGTATTGGAATGTACAAGTAAACTCTTCAATGGCGTCACCACCATCCCATGAAAGATCAATAGCACCAACTTCTGTGGGGAAAAGTCCTATGAAGTTATAAATTCTAAGTTCTTGACCATCTTTACCATAGTGAGTTACTTGTGCTGAAGATTTATAAAGTGTTGGAGATGCACCACCTGTTGTTCTGAGGTTTCCTTGAAAACTATTGATACTGTTTGTCCATTGTTCCATTGCATTTCGTAGACCAAAATCTTCATCATTGAGTATTGTAACTGTCCACTCAGCAAAAGTTCTGTTTCCAGCAATCTTTATTCTTCTACCAAAGTAAGGAACTTCAATAGGAGTCAGAGTTGAAGCAGGAATTTGTGCAGCCCTACAAAGAAGTGGTACTTGTATATCATTAGCTCCGTTTATCGGATTTTGTATATCCACTTTGAAAAGTGAATTTCTTGCACCGCCTCCGACTAAAGCACCAGCAAACTCGTTTACATTAAAAGCCATTAGTGTGTTCTCCTAAAAAGTATTTATTAACCAAATTTGCCTACTACTTCGGTAAATTCAACTCCTGTTCTGACTGCAACAAAGTTCAACTGAATGTAGTTGATTGAACGATTTGGTTTGACGTATATATCTCCGACAAACTCATTTCGGTCAATAACTTCTCCTGTATTGTTTGTTCCATCACAAACAACTGTGAAGTCGGTAATTCCTCTTCGACCTTGAACATCTCTTAGGAAAGGTTCTATAAGGTTTTTGAATTGTGAACGTGTAAATTCGTCATTAAACTCGAACAATGTAAAGTTAGCTGCAAGTTCGATTGCTTTCTCTAATACGATAAACAATCTTCTTACATTAATTCTATCAAATGCACTTGGTTGTGTTAATAGTGTTTTATCTCCAAAGAGAACTGTGCCTTGGCCTGGGAATGTAACAACAGGGTTGACACCTTTTTTGTAAAGTTGATCTCTTTGTGCTTTGACAGGATTGTAAGAAAGTTTTATAACATTTTTAATCTGACCACGATTAAATCCAGCAGGAGAATACCAAGCATCTCTGGTAATATCTGCTCTTACAATAAGTCCAGCCGTATCTCCATTTAAAGGTATATAACGATTTTTGTCGTTATACCTATCGTATTGAAGTTTATATGCACTATCCATAATTGCATAAGAAGTTGATGGAAGTGTGTTTCTAAAGGCAATAATTGCATCCATTGTTTTTGAAACAGTTGCATCATTACCAACCACCATTGACTCTGGTGGAGTTAAACAAACTACACAGTCTTTTCTAACTTCAGCAATATTGTTTATAAGATGTAATGCTCTTGCTTGATTTGCACCAGCACCAAGTAACAATGATACATCTGTCTTTGACTTATCGTTAAACTCATTAAATCCTGTATTGTAGAATGAAGCTGCAGGAGTTGGGCCGTCACGACCTTGTGTGAAACTTTTAGTAACAGGGAGTGAGCCTGGATTTCCAAAAGTTGTTCCAGCAACATCTGAACCAAAGTTTGATGTTCCCTCTATGTGACGTAACCAACGAATCCATTGTGACCTATTGTTGATGGCATCTTTATAGTAGATTGTTCTTCCATCATCACCTTTTGCATCAGCACCAGCTGAAAGACCTTCATATGTTTCAAGTATCTGTCCAGCTGTACCTGTAATTTCTCCATCTTCATCTAAAAGAACAATATGGAGTTCGTCATTACTACCACCTCTTGTGTTAGCATAGTTACTTGTGCCAGGAGCCTTCTTGAAGAAAGTTGCATACTCCCAACGTCTTGTTGGATTTTGTGAGGCTTGACTTCTATGACTGGCTGCAGAACCAAATCCACTAGAAGTATTACCTTCGTATGCACTTGAAAGTATAATCTGTGATGTATTTGTAATAGTAGCAACTTTTCTTTCTTCGTTGTCTACACCAAGTAATAAAATATCTCCAACCTGTACTTGTGCAGTTGAACCAGATACAAAAGTAACAGTAGTACTGTTTGATGTTACGGTGACGTTTGCAGTAACAGTTGATTCAAATGCATTTGCACCTGAGCAAGTTGAGACTTTTAAAGAGTTTCCTAATGCGCCAGGATATTTGGCTGCAAATGTTCCTCTTGCTGACAATCCATTAGAATAGTTAGCATCATAATCGTCATCATTTTTAATAAGAGTATATTTAGAGTTTGTATTTGATGTGGCATTTTGTGCGCCACTTGAATCAGTTGTATCTTTTACTCCAACAACAAAAAGTTGATTTCCATAGTTTAAAAAATTTGCAGAGGTGAAAAAATCTATATAAGTGTTCGTACTTGGAGTTTGAAAAGTTTGAACTAATTGATTTTCGTCTGAAATTAAAATAGGCTGAAAAATCGGGCCCCATCTGAAATGTCCAGCAATTCCACCTGTTGTGGTAGAAACTGTAGGCACAACAGTTGTAAGATCAATCTCACTTACGTTAACGCCTGGCGATACTTGTAGGGCCATCTGTTATTTCTCCTTAATAAAAAAGACAATATTTATTTAATTTTTATTATTTATAATATTACAACTTTAACCAATCTGAGTCATCTTTTGATATTTGTACATCAGGTTCTACTCCATCATCTATAAAACCAAAAGGAAGCACATTATCCTCAATAAATTGGTTTTTTTCTTGAAGAAACTGAGTTCGAAAATCAGTATTTGTCAAATCTTTAAAGTATTCTTGTTTTGCAAGCCAACAGAATAAAACAAGGCACATCACAAGGTCGTCATTTCCTCCGTCTGCTTCAAAGGAATTTCTTTTTGATACAAAGTTTGAGAGCTCTGTGAGTATATCGAAATCATTGACAATTAGTTTGTCAGTTTCAATCATATCCTTGAGATTTGAACAACCGATACTTTTGACCTGTTTTGTTGTTCGAACTCCCTTTACAACATTTGCACCAAATCCACCTCCTATTCTTTGTCCAGCTCTACCCTTGATACTTGACATAAGAAGGTTATCGTATTCGAGGTCGTGATGAAGAATATCTGCAACTTGACCTCCAATATCATTTATTTCTATAAGAACATAGGAGTCGTTATAAGACTTTGCAGTATTATATATGATTTCTGGAAAAAGCAAAGGTGATATTGCATTGTTTTTGTATTTACCAACAACCTTATATGGAATCTCACTAATATCAATAATAACAAAAGCAGAATAGTCTCCCATATTTCCTCTTGCAACATCAACAACTATACAATATTGATGTCCTTTTTCTGCCTGTTCATAAACCTGTATGTTTCCATTATCAAAAATAGGATTGACAAAAGGTATGTTTCTTAATTTAGTTGGAGCTATCAGAGTGTTCGAACTTCCAATAAATTCACACTCAAACTCCTGGCGAAACTGCTCCTCACTTGTATTTGCAATTGTCTGTTCTTTCCAATCTGCATCTCGGCCTGGAATATCTGACCAATGAACCTCAATTGGCACATACTCATTTCTTTTCTCTCTAGCATCAGTATACAGTTTATAGAAATGATTTAATCCCTTTGGAGTCGATACCACAAATATCTTTGTTGATTTACCAGAAGATATTGTAGGATAAACAGAAGCAAAGAACTCCTCTGCAATATTATCTCCAATAAATGCAAACTCATCAAGAAAGACTATATTGTAAGAACCACCACGAATTGCACTTGATGAAGTTGCAGCTGCAACAATTTTACTTTGATTTTCAAGAAGAATACTTCCTTTGTTCCATTCAAGTATTCCCTGTTGCAACCACTTTGGAAGATACTCGTATGCAAGACGTACTTTTCCAAGAAGTTCGATTGCAAGTCTTTCTTTGTTTGCAAGAATAGCAACACTTTGAGAGTCATTGAAAAGAATGACCCACAGAAGATATCCTGTAACTGTTACTGATTTACCGGCCTGTCGAGGAAGTTTACAAATAACGAATCGATTGTTATGAAACTCATTAACCATTTTTTTCTGGTAATCGTACATATGAAATGGTACGAGCCCTTTGTCAACATTGATAATCTTGACATACTTTTCTATAAAATGTTCTGGATTTCTAGCACATTTGACATATTCTTCTACCTGTTCCTTTGTATATTCAACAGGAACATTAGAATTTTTCAAATTTTTATTATTTAAGTAGTTTTCTGACATTTTTCTAAAAAAACACTTGACAAATATTTTTTACTAAGGTATAAGTATCTTGTACCCTTTCAAGACATAAACTATTCACAAAATGATGATTTCTTTCCTCCATCATACAACTTAGCTAATCCTGCTTCCATAATAAGATTAGAATAATTTGCATTTCCTACATACATATCTGCAATAATTCTTCCTCCGTATTTTCCCCATTGAGGATTTCCAAAAAGAATAGTCTCCCCTGAGTCCACGATATCAAGCATAAATTGAGTTGCAATTTTTCCTTGCTCTTTTTCATAATCACACTTTGCACGATATCCTTTTTCTGGTGTGTCAATCCCACGAATACGAACACTTAATTTTCTAAGTTCGAGAGGGCCCCATTCGACAAGAATACCAACAGTATCTCCGTCAATAACTCTTGTAACTTCCCACTTAAATAATCTTTCTTCTTCAAGAGAAGCATAAACAGTTTGAGTTGATGTCATTGCAAAAGCAACTGAAAAGGCAAAAAGTGCAACGACTAGATTTATTATTGGTTTCATGTTTCCTCACATTTCTTTTAACATTTTTTGAAGGTCTTTTGTGTTTCCTACAAACATTGCATTTGTAACATTCTGAGGATTTTGTGGTTTCGACTTATCCTCTTTTATGTCTTTGACTTGTTTTTGAAGTGATATTAGGTCTTTGTTTGCATCAATCATTGTTTTCATTAATTGACTGACAACTTCAAATGCTCTTGGATGTTCACTTACCTGTGCAATATTTATAAGTGACTGTAAAACATTCTCTCCATTGTCAATGATATTTCTAAGATTACCACGAGCATAGTCATAGTCGTCTTGAAGTGTATCAGACATTTCTGTTGGAGGAGGATTGTTTTCATTGATAATCTCGACAAGAGCCTTACTATCAGGAAGATCAAATATTTCTTCAAAATTATTTTCCATATTTGTTTTAGACATTATGGTGTATCACTTCCTGTTTTTGGGTCATAGGTAAATCCATCTGTAAAGAAGAATAGATTTTGTGCAAATCCAAAGTCACTATTTGCAGAGATTGTATTTCTATGAACAGAGAGAGAACTATTTGATGTTGCATCACCATTTGCAAACTGGCCTGGAACAACAACAATTCTTGAGTCTCTTGCAGAACCAACAACATTATTTGAATGAAAGTCAACTTGAGTTCTTTTGATAATACCTGTAGTAGAGACAGGCCCAAAGAAATATCCCTGTATGGTAAAGTCAAGATTCCAAATTAAAGCTCTTCTTGTAAGAAAGTCTCCCTCATAGGTATCTTCAATATTAACTGAGTTAAGAACAATTGGAGTGTCCATAACAATATTCATACTTGGAACAAGTTTTATATTGGTCGTAAACTCTGGTCTAAAATACGGAACAATCTGTTCAAGTATCTGCGTTCCATCATCTGCATTTTTAACAAAGATAGAAAGAAGAATTTGTATATCATAAGGAACAGGAACAAACTGTGTTCTTAAACGATTGTTATCTGATGTATCGTATCGTGCATTTTTTATTGTTGAAGAAAGTTTTCTCTGTCCAGCATATGACATTCCTGTGATTTCAAATCCCATACGAGGAAGTTGAACCATGACTTCTTTTTCAAGATTTGAATCCTGTGCAAGACGAACAATAAACTTTTCTTTTGGGCCGTATGCAATCGGAACTGCAATTGACTGAACTCGAACTCCTGCGGAATTAAGTCTCTGAACAACAATATCATTGAAAAGGTTTCCAAATCCAATAATATATTTACGAACTATTTGATTATAGTATTGAGCTCCAAACATTAATACCTATCCACTTCACTAAACGGATTAACTTCTGAGAAATCTATGATACTGTCTGCCTGTGCAGTAAAGAACTCATTGTTAGAAGCTGCATCAGTTGCTTCAAGTCTAAACTCTTGTATAACTGAATCACCATCTTCATAGAGCATATTATCTCCATCTTCAAGTTGAACTTGGTAAAGTAGAGAATCTCTTGAGAAGGTTGTTTCAATTGTATCAATTTCTGTATTACCTGTATCAAGTCTTTCATCACTATATTTAAAGAGTTCACACTTGAGGTCATACGTTTGTAAACGACCTGTCTGATAAAAAAGTGCTTCGTGTTCAACGTGCTTGATTTCAAACAATTTACTATTCAACGGAAAGAAGATAAGATCACCTTCCATTGGTCTTTCACTACTAATCGTGTAATCATCATATCCTTCAAGAATAAGTGAGTCAGTATTTGCAGTTCCACTTGATATGTATTGACGACTTGCAGCTGTTGTGTTTGCACTTTCTTGAAGAAGGTTATATCCTACTTCTGTCGTAATCTTCTCTGTTTTGATTTGCTCAAATCTTTTCTTTGCAACAGTAAGAGTAAGTTCATCTCGTATTTCAAGATTAAACTTTGAAAGAAAGTCTCCTTCTCCTTCAAACCCTTCAACATTCTTGACATACATCTCAAGTTCAGCTGAAGAATCAAAAGTAGAGAGAATATCCTCTCCATAGAGATTATCATTTTTGACGATTGTGCGAGGAAGATAACGACACTCAATACCATGTATCTTGATAGATTCAATAACTAAATCTTCTACGAGGTCTTGTTCTCTACCATAACTGAAATTTTGAAAGTACTTGTTTGTAGCCACATTACTAACCTGTCATATCTGCAACAGGTAGACTATATCCACTATTCATTTCTTCTTCAAGTTTTTGTAACTCTGCTGATGCATCATCATAAATCTTTGCACCATTAAAAGTTAAACCGCCAGGCAATTGAACCCCTTCAAACTTGGTAAGATTAGAACCCCATTGTTGTTTTATCATTGCAGTTGCATATCTTTGTAACCATCTATCTTTCCATATACTTGAATATGTATCTTCATCAATTTGACGATAGCAATCTATGACAATATATTCACCTTCTGCAACTGTATCAAAGTCAAAATCAATGTGCAATCTATCAACATGACGATTCCACCGAATAATAGGATGGCCTGTCAAAATCTCATTGAGAGTTTCAACATGACGAATTGCAGTATAGTATGGAATAAGAGATGTATGAGACATATCAAACAGTTCATTCAAATGTATCTGATATCGAGCAGAAAACAATGAAGATGAACTGTTTGTGTCGTGAATTGAAAGTACATTAACAAGACCGATAATATTATCATTTGTTGAGATGTACTTGTTTGTTTTGTCTGTAGCCGTAACCTGATGTTGAATTAGGACACGTTCTGTACCATCATAGTGATAGTCTCGATAAAATGCAAGTGCATCATCAATTCTATCTTCTACTTGGTCATCATCTACATTAACATCTACAACTGGCTCACCAAGTCGTCTTAGACAGTAAGTTTTAAATGATTCTCTTGTAGTCGGAACAGCCATGAACGAACCCTTTATTATGTATCTTGTTTCTCCTATTTATAATAAAGAATTATATACAGTTCACTATGCTACAAAATCCTCACCTTCTGTCCAACCACACCCTGTAAGACCTCCTGCTTGAAGTGCTTTGAGAGTACGAATTGTCTCATCTACATTTCTTCCTGTATCAAGAGCATTGACTGTTATGGATTGAATGACATTTTCTGAGTCAACGATAAATGTTGCCCTTAGACAGACACCTTCGTTTGCGTCAACAACTCCAAGATCAGAAGAAAGTTTAAGCCCACAATCTGCAACCAGAGTATGTCGAATATTTTTGATAAGGTCATTATTCTGTTTCCAATTTAATTTACAAAACTCATTGTCTCCACTAAAACCAAAGACATTGACTCCCTCATCAACGAGCCTATCCATCTCCATTATTTCTGTAGGACAAATAAAAGTAAAATCTTTAGGATAAAAGTAATAGACAGTCCAGCCATCATTAAGGTCATTGACCTCAACCATTTCATTCTTACCGTTCACACCATTACTAATAAATTCTGGAAATAAATCTCCAACACCAATCATCTTCAAATCTCCTCAATTAAAATTCATATGTTATATTAATAGCTTGAGCTTTTGTTCCAATGTTACCACCGACAATAAAGTTGCCGACTTGTTTTTCAAGAGTAACTGCTTGATACTCTTCTGCGTTCCATGACTTTCCGTATTCAATTCCAAGTGTAACATCTTCAAGTAAGTCAATTGCACCAAGATCAATGTCTAACTTGTATCCAAACTTGTAGAAATCTTCATCTGTGTTATTAATATTTACAGCATAGTTTCCATAAAGTCCGTACACACTTAATGTACCTTCAACTTCATCAACATCTGATAGAACTGTTCCGTCAAATGCATATCGAGTAAAGATACCTTCAATGTATATATTGTCTGTGATGGCAATACTTCCACCACCATACAAGTCGTATTCATAAGTTGTGTCATCATCATAGTCTACTTGAGAAGCCCAGGCTCCTCCAAAGACTTCAACAACACCAACTCGACCTGATGCTTCTGCACCTCCACTAACTGCGAGGTGTCCTCCATTTTGGTTATACCCACGAAAGATGTAATCGGAAGAAACTCCAATTGAAACATCTAGGTCAGCACCAAAAAAACTTTTTTTCTCTTCTTCTGCAAATGCAGAGAAGGGTAACAAACATACTAATAACGTAATTAATTTTTTCATTTAAGTCCTCTTATCTTAGCGATTAAATTCAACTGCGTTCCATTGACCATTATCTTCATTCCAAGCATAACCATGTGTTGCATTTGCAGTTGGTGCTGGAGATGGTGCAGTCCAAGATAAAGTGTTTGCATGAAGATGCCATGACGCATAAGGTTTTGGCCATGAGATAAAACCATTGCAACTATCTGTAGCATTTCCACCAAGATAAACCATTCCTTTACCAGCATATCTTACTCTAAAATTATTATTGTAAGAAGTTTGAACCCATGTTCCACCAAGAACTTTTTGACAATGTGCTTGTCCAATAGATTCTACTTCAGTTCCACTTGCATCTGCTGTGTCTGTATTATTTACTACAATAACTTGTGTAACTGTGTTTGCAACACCACTTACAGTTTCTAATTTTGCAAAATGTGCCAATGCACTACTCCTTATTTTACATTATGTATTGTTTCTTCAAGAATACATTCTGTTAAATTATCTCTTATTCCCAAGTTTCCTTTTGGAAACGTATTAAATGAAAGACTTATTCTTTCGTGTCCTTCTTTTTCTATCGTTTCAACTCTGTGTGATAAAGAAGAAGGAAATAAAACAAGCTGTCCTTCTTGCACTTGATACCACCATGAGTCACTATTATATACGTTAAACTCACTTACCTCTGGTTTTATTTGTTTATATTCATTTCTTTCAAAATATATTTTGTCTGCTTCTGCATCTGTCTTAACATAAAACACTCCTGATACTATTGAATTAGGATGTTCATGTTTGTGATGATATTCACCTGTCTTTGTAAAATTTGCCCAAGATTGAGTAATGTAAAGGTCTGTTCCACTACTCATACTCATAATTCTACTTGCATACTCATTCACACATACAGAAAAAAACTCTTTTAACTTTTTTAATCTTTTATTATTTAAAATATAAGTGTATTTAGTTGAGTGATTTCCTACATTTGATGTTTTATCCAAACTCTCAATAAACTTAAATTCTGATTTTGTAAGCTTTCTTTTTAATCTAAAACTACCAACAGGAGTTGGAAATAAATTAAAAACTTCAAGAGTTTCTGAAACTTGTATTCCAGAAGATAAAGTACTTACAACATCAACTTCATTGTTTAAGCTTGTCATTATTTTTCACCATTCCAGCATTCTCTAATAGTTGATTAAAATCCAATACTTCTTTGTATTGTTCATCTTTCCATATAGTATTTATGGTGTCCTCAAAAGCCTTTGCCTTCTCCATAACATCATAAACTTCTTCCATTGTTGGGCAAGGTCTTTCATCTTCCCAACGAGTAAATCTATCGTTTGTAATTTCCCATTTTGCCTTTGGTCGCAAAAGTTCCATTGCAGTATCAATACCATATAATCTATAAATTTTTTGTACACTTTTTAAACTTGTATCTTTCATAATCTTACCTTATGCTATTTTTATAACAACAATTCCAGAGCCTCCAGAACCTCCATTAGAACCTACGCCTGGGGCTGCACCTCCACCGCCTCCACCGCCTCCTCCTGTTGAGGCTGTACCTGAGACACCAGCAGTTGAATTGTTAGGAGTTCCGTTATTTCCTGCACCACCACCTCCTGCACCACCTGATGCAGCTGTAGCTGGAGTGCCCGGATTGTAGTGTCCACCACCACCTCCACCAGCATATGTTACAGATGAACCTGTGATTGAAGAAGCTGTTCCTGCACCACCAGCTCCACCTACGTTGCCTGACCCAACATTAGCACCATTTCCTGTTGCACCACCGCCTCCTCCACCACCAAAGTAAGGGCCTACATAATTACCTAAACCCCCTGCACTACCTTGAGGTGGAGATACACTTGGGTTATTGCCATCTCCTACTGATAAAGGAGAACCACCTCCTGCACCGCCACCAGAACCACCATCACGACCTGATTGGCCTGGGTTTGGAAATCCTCGACCTCCACCTCCACCACCTGTAGAGGTTTTAGAAACAGGGCTTCCTATTACAGAATCTCCACCATCTCCACCTGTTGTTGTCGTTCCACTTGGGTCGCCTGGTGATGTGTATCCTACACCATTTGTTCCCCCTGCACCGACAGTAATTGCTAAATCATTTCCAGCAGTTACGGACTGACCTGTACCAATACG